AGGCGCTGACGATGTTCAGCGCTTCCATTTTGATCTCGGCGATCAGTGCATATTCGGTCGACTTGTCGTTGCGCACGGTGATCTCGGTGATCACCACGTTGGTGTAGTTGCGCTTGCCACAGGTCAGCGTGAATGGTTTGACCGGATCCTGTTTGTTGGCAGCGGTGCCGCCGACGCCCGAGCTGTATTGCAGCGCCAACAGCTTCTTGTAGATCTCCTTGGCGCGTTGTTCAGTCAACGAGGACAACAGCCCTTGGCCCGCACCGGTCAATGCGCCACCGATGCCACCGCCCAGGTCACCGAACCCGCCACCCGATTGAAAGCCCGAGATGCCACCCTGGATCGCCGCGGTGATCGGCGCCGCGTTGGTCCAGCCGCAGCGCATCGAAATCGTGCGCGGCAGCAGGAACGCGTGGTCGTGAATCGGCGAGGTGCTACCCACCGGATGCTGGGTAACCTGCACGCGGTCGGTGAAGTTCTCCTCGATCGTTACATCCGGAATGATCGTGTCGATCTTGCGCGGCTGCGCGAACAGCCCGGCGATCGGGCTGTCCGGTCCGAGTGCTTCGGAGATCAGCGAACTGAACGGCGCGGCGACGCCCATGATGCCGCCGCCAATCTGCAGCACGCGGCCCAGGCCGCTACCGACCGCGCCACCGACCAGCCCGCTCATCGCAGATTGGCCCGGCCGACATCACGCACCAGCAGCGCGTGCGCGCGGGTCTGCTCGGTGGCAACCGCGTGCGCGGTGGCTTGCGGATTGGCCTGCGGTGGCACGTTGACGGTGACGCTGTGGTTGATCGTGGTGTCCCCCTTGTTGCTGACGTGGCTGGTGGTCGCCGGGTGTTCGGTGGGGATTGCGTTGAGCGCAGCTCCCACGCCCGCGATGTGGCCACCGCGATACTTCTGCAGCTCAGCGGCGTGGCCCGCCTCAAACTCCTGGAACACGATGTCGGCGAGTTGCTCGGGCGTCGCGCCGCGGGCCTCGGCCGCGCGGAGGTGCGCCATCACACCGGCATACTTGCCGCCCAGCTCGTGCTTGAGGAACGCCAGCTGGGTGCTCTCCTGGCGGATATCGAGGTGACGCTCCTCGGCGAACTTGCGCAGATCCGCCAGCCGCGACCCGGCCCATTGCGCCAGCCCATAGGCGCGGCCGGATTGCGGATTGTAGCCACCGCCGCCATAGGTGATGTCGGCGCGTAGTCCGCTCTCGGCCTGGAAGTTGGACAGGAACGCCGCGGCGACAGACCGCGAGATACCGAGCGTCTCCATCAGCTTCCGACCGAGGTCGCCGGCGTTCGCCGCCACCCCCGACGCGCCGGTGCCGCCGACGCTTTGCGTCACCCGGCCCCACCATGACTGCGGCCCGTGCGCCGAGCCGGTGGTCGGATCAAACTCCGCTTGGCTCTCGGTCAGGGTCTTCCAGGTGTCCTTGACCACATCCCAGAACCCCTCGGCGCCCTCGGTGACGGCGTCCTTGGTTTTCGGGTCGGTGAACAGATCGCGGATCCATTTGCCGGCGTCTTCGCCCCATTTGCCGGGACCGTGCTTTGCCGGATCCCAGCCCGCCGCCTTCGCCGCCTGCCACGCGTCATAGGCGGCCCACAGGCCTAGCGCGATCTCGCCGACCACCGGGATAGCCGCCAGCCCAGCGCGCGCCCCCAGGCGGCCCGCCAGCCCGCCGGCGCCACGGGTGAAGGTCGCGCCCATGCCCGCGCCAGCACCCGCCGCGGCGGGTGCTACCAGCCCGAGCATGCGCAGCAACCCACGCCCCATGGTCCACAAGCCGCGCGCCAGCCGGGACGGCCCCAGGCCGATCATCGACAGCGCGGCGATCGCGGTCAGCGTCTTCAGCACGTCCGCCAGGATGTCTTTGGTGCCGGCCCACTGGTCGATCGCTTTGCTGGTCTTCTCGAGACCGCCGTAGTCGAACAGCGATTTGCCGCCGGCCTTCCACACCATGTAGTCGTCGAGCAGTCCGAGCAGCAGCGACAGCATGGCGATGACACGCCCGAACGGCGTCGCCAGCATCGCCACGCCCACCGCAGCAAACGCGATCTCCAGGAATTTGAGTTTACCGGGTATCTGATCGATCAGATCGAACATGCCGGCAAACGCAGTGATCAGCAGATCGACCACCCGGAACACGAAGCCCGCCGCCTTGGCCAATCCGTCCAGCAGCGAATTGATCAGCGGGAGATGCTCGCGGAGCGTCACCAGGATGTGGTCGAGCGACGGTTGAATCTCTTTCAGGAAGTTGGTGCCGAAGCGCTGCCAGATGTTGTTGAGCACGACGCCGAGATCACGGAAGGTGCGCGTCGCCGCCTCGGCCGCCGTGGCGAACTCCTTCGGGTCGCGGTTGCCCCACACCTCCTTCACCAGCTTCGCGGCGCGCTCTTGCTGCGCGGCCCATTCGCCGGTTGCCAGATAGTGCACCGCGAGCGGATCGGTGATGCCGACGCGCGCCGCCAGTCGCTGCGCCATCCAGTAGGTCGGCGAATTAGGATCCGCGCCACCCAGCTTGCGGAGCTCCACGCCGAGCTCTTTCAGCCGCCCCACGTTGTCGGTGGCAGTCACCCCGAAGGCGCGCAGGAAGCCGATCCCGGCTGGCCCGTAGCTGCGCAAGAAGCCGGTGAACCCCTCCATGGCGCCGCGCGCCTGTTCGGTCGACATCCCGAGCATCCAGAACGCGTTGCTAACCGACTGGATTTCATCGGTTGCCATGCCCATGCGCTGGCTGGCTTGGTAGAGCTCGTTGCCGGTCTCGGCGAACTTCTTGGCCAGCACCACAAGCCCGGTGCCAATGGCGGCCAGCTCCGCATTGAGCAGACCGACACGCGCGGCGACCCGCTTCAGCCCGCTGAGGAAGCTCTCCTGCGATGCGCCGTCGACGACGTATTTAACATTGACCAGAAACTCTTGGAGGACCTCGGCGGCCATCAGCCGGGCGCCTTCGGGCCAGCTTGATCAGGATCGAGCGGCTTTGTGGTGATCTCGGTATACCAAGGTTGCCCGCGGTTATCGCCGTGATGCGTCACGCTCCACGCGGTATAGATGCCGTCGCTCTCGATGTGTGCCATCATCTGCAACGAATAGGTCTGGTTGATCGCCTGCGAGGTATCACCGCCTTGCGCCTTGATGACCTTGTTCACCTCGTCGTTGTTGATCTTGATCTGGCAGCCCGGTGTGATCTGGTAATTTAACAGACACTGCACATGGATCGCGGCGCCGATCTGCTGCGTCGGAATGCTGGTCATACCGTTGAGGACGTTGATTTCGATCGGCTTGGCGGGCAGCTTCTCGCCCGGGCCCAGCACGTGCAGTTTGTTGTTGCTATCGATGAAGCAAAACCCATCGATAGCCTGCGTCAGATCACGCATCACCTCGGGCGGCAAACCATAGAGCGTGCGGCTGCGCGTGCTCTTCTGGGTCTGGATCGCGTCGATCTGGGTGATGGTTCCCGCGGTGATGCCGTAAGGGCCCATGGCGGAAAGCACCGCATTGATGATGTCCTGCCCGGTGGTGCCGGGCGGCAGTCGCTTGTTGATGAGCGGCTCGAGCATGGCTTGGCTACCGCACGCGGCATGGATGCGCAGAAACGTGTCGGTGGCGCTCAACTTGCCCTTCTCAAAGAATACGATATCACCGGCAAACAGCTGGCCGTAGCGGGCGTGCTGGTAGCCGCCGCTCAGCGTCACGTTGGTGAATTCCTGGGTGATCTGCTGAGCGAGATCATCCGGCACGTTGGTGACCGTGGCGGTCAGTTGCCACGGGTTTAACATCATGCCGGTCTCCACCGAAAATTCGATGTGAAAGTCCGACAGGTTGATGGCCTTGCCGCCGCCGCCGGCATCGGTCGGCGTGCCAACCGCTAAAGCCCACAGTCTGCCGAATAGTTTGCCGGGTGGCGGCGTCAGCTCGGGTGCGGGCGGGTCGCGCTTGGCGACAACCTCGACCGGCGGGAGCGTCACTTCGGTGGACGAGTCACGCAGACTAGCGCTCACGGCTGCGCTCCAGGTGACGCTGATAGATCCGCTCGTTCTCGTCCAATACGTCGAGGTAGTCGTTGGCGAGCATCACGTGCTCCAGATCGATCGTGCCATCGAGCAGACCCTCCATGCGATACATGCCTTTGACGGAGGGGCGCAGCAGATAGCCCTCGCCGTCTGCTACCGCTATCCAATCGAGTTCAGGGTAAGCGTCGGCGTTTCCGTAGCTGCCGCCCCCGGCAACGCGCCGCCGAAAAAACCCGTCAGATTATCCTGCAGGATCTTGGAGACCACCTCGATCATCATCGGTAATGAGTCGAGATCCTCAAACATGATGCGTTTGGCGCGCGGGTTCCACACGTCGACCCACACCACACCCGAACCATTGCCGCCTTGCTGGCGCTGTGTCATCTCCAGACACATGCCGAGCACGTAGTTGCAATCCTCATCGGTGATGCGCGACAGCGCCCCGGCAAACGGCACGATCAGCTTGTTGGGTTCCTGCTCGCCGATCGCCGCCAGCGCGTCGCCCATCTCCATCATCTCGGAGATCAGCGGCGCGAGACGACGGGCGACGTGGAATTGCTGGAACGCGTTCATTCGTTTGGCGCGGTAGAGGTGATCGCCGACTTTGAATTCCAGCATCGTTAACCCCCGACCACCGACGTGCCGCTGGTGCCGTCGCCGAGCACGCCGTTGACCTGACCCGCGTCGAAGATCCATTCCTGCAGGCCTCCCTCTTTCGCGTAGGAAACATTCGGCCAACGCTGGAAGGCGCAGTTGGTGCAGGAGATCTGGTCGCCGCGCGCCGGATCACTGATGACGATGACGTTCTGTCCCCACAGCGCCGAGCTCACACGTTGCAGATCGAGCATCACCGACAGCATCTGATTGGTCGGCGAGGTCTTTAGAAAACGCAGAGTAATGGTGCCGCCATTTCCAGCATGCAGTGAGTGCATCACCGAGCCGTCAGCGCCTATGGTCATGGTGTTCTTGTTCTCGACCATGGCGACGGTAATGCCT